CCAGGCCGGCGAGCCTCTCGCACGTTGAGAGTGCGGCGCTCACACTCGCGGGACTCAGCGCGTGGCAGGGCCTGTTCGAGCATGGTGCACTTGGCGAGAGCGAGCGCGTGTGCGTCCTCGGCGCCGGCGGCGGTGTCGGCCACCTGGCGGCTCAGCTCGCGCACGGCCGCCTCGCCGCCCTCGTCGACGCCGACAACGAGGAAGATCGCGGCCTCGGTCAGCGGGGTGAACACCGGCTGCGGCAAGGGCATGCCGTCTCCTTCAGATCCGGTCCGGCGCGGTGCCATCGGCGAGCGCCGCCATGGCATCGGCGAGTCCGAGACGGGTGCGCATGCGGTCGAGGAAGTCCATGTCCGCCAAGCGGATCAGCATCCCGGCCACCGTGTTCCCCGACGGCGCGGAGCCCTACGACATCACGATCACCTCGCGCGATATCGCGCACTGGGAGCGCACCCACAAGGGCCGCTCGTTCGGTCAGTTCGAGTCGGACATGCGGATGGAGTTCCTGGTGGAACTCGCCTACGTGGCCTCGGTCCGGTCCGGGCTCTGGAGCGGCCCCGAGAACGAGTTCCGGGACTCGGTGGACGTCGGCATGGAGCCCGAGACCGCCGACGACCACGAGGACCCCGAGACGGACCCTACGAACCCGGATCAGTGATGCGGGTGGTCGTGGCGCTCTCGATCCGGTGGGGCCTGACGGTCGAACAGACCCTCGCTCAGGACCCCCGGGACCTCGCCACCGGCCTAGACCTCCTCTGGTCCGAGCACGACGAACAGCCCGCGCGGGACCGGCGCGGCCGACAGATGAGCGGGTGAGAACGTGGCACGCGGCCTGGAGCTGAACGTGGAGGTCCGCGGCGCCCTGGAACTGGTCCGGGCGGCAGACCGGCTCGTGGAGCGTGCGGAGCCCGAGATCCGGGACCAGGCGCGGGATGTGGCCGAGGATCTCGCGGACCGCATCCGTGCCGCGGGTCGTGCCTCCTCGCGCCAGAGCGCGCGCGCGGCGGCCACCATGCGCGTGGAGGAGGCCACGTTCCCGAGCGTGACCGCGGGTCCGCACCCGCTCCTGTTCGGCTCCGAGTTCGGCGCCTGGGGCCGGTTCGGCTGGTACGGGCTGAACCGCTACTACGGCTCCATCGGTCGCCAGTTCAGGCCGCACACGAACGACGGCTATTGGTTCTTCCCGACCTACTACGCCAACCTCCCCTGGCTCGTGGATCACTGGGAGGACGTCGTGAACGAACTCCTTCGCGACTGGCCGCGGTGACCCATGGCTGACACCAGGAGCACGGTCTCGGTCATCTTCTCGGGCGCCGCCCGAGGGCTCGTGGCCGCCGCCGCCCAGGCGCGCGCCGCGATCCGGTCCGTCTCGGACGCCGCGGACGGCGGCACGACCCGGGGCGCGCTGACCGAGGTCCACAACGCACTGGACCGGATCACCCCCTCGGCCCGGTCGGTGGTCACCGCGATGGGTGCGGTGACCAAGGGCGTCCTGGCCGTGGGTGCGGCCTCGGGTGCGCTCAACGCGGTGACCGGGGCCGTGATCGGCATCGCCCAGGCCTCGGGGTCGTTGCTGATCCTGCCCGCCGTGCTGGGCGCTGCCGCGCTCGCGATCGGCGTGGTGAAGATCAGTGCGGACGCGCTCAAGCAGTCGTTCGCCCAACTCGGCCCGGCGTGGGACGGGGTCAAGACCGACGTCCAGACCACCCTCATGCAAGGGCTCGGCGAGCGCATCCGGACCGTGGGCGGGACCTACCTCCCGATCTTGCGTGAGGGCCTGGTAGCCACCGCCCGCGGGTTCAACGTGGCCGGTCAGAGCCTCGCCGACTTCCTGGCCAACTCCGCCACGGTGAACACGCTCCGCGTGGCCATCGCCCAGTCCGGACAGGCCGCGGGCACGTTCGCCCAGGCGCTCCGCCCGCTCGCGTCGATCTTCACCGACGTGTTCGCGGTCGGCGCGGAACTCCTCCCGGGCATGGCCAACGGCTTCCTGGAGTCGGCCAACAACGCGGCCCGGTTCGTGAGCAACCTCCGCGAGACCGGGCAGCTCCAGGAGATCCTCCAGGGCGGGCTCACCGTGCTGGGCCAGATCGGCGGCACGCTGTCCAACGTCGGCCAGATCGCGTTCACGGTGTTCGGGCAGCTCACCCAGGCCGGGACCGGGTTCTTCGCGAACCTGGAGGTGGGCACGGCCGCGGTCCTGACGTTCGTCCAGAGCGCCCAGGGGCTCTCGCTCCTCGGGGCCGTGGGCCAGACCCTGGCCACCGTGGCCCAGACCGTCTCGGGGCTCCTGATCCCGGCGCTGTCCGGCATCGCGCCGATCGTCCAGGCCGTGCTCCCGGTGGTGAGCGCGCTCGCGACCGGAGTGGGGTCCGTCCTCGGGACGGCGATCAGTCAGCTCCTCCCGCCGATCTCGCTCCTGGTCTCGGCGCTGTCCGGCGCGCTGGTCCCGATCATCGGCCTCCTGGCCCAGGCGCTCTCGTCCATCGTGGCCGCCGCCGCGCCCGTGGTCGCGGCCCTGGCGCCGCTGGTGAGCATCCTCGGGAACGTGCTGGGCCAGGCTCTTGCCGCCATCCTGCCGATCATCACCCAGGTGGCCCAGGTGCTCTCGGGCATCCTGGTCCAGGCGCTCGCCGCGGTCCAGCCGCTCCTCACCGCGCTGGGCCCGATCGTGAGCCAGGTCGGTGCCGCGCTCGCGGGCGTGCTCCTGGCCGCCGTCCAGGCGCTCGCTCCGGTGATCTCCGCGCTCCTCCCGCCGCTGGTCCAGTTGGCCACGATCCTCGGCCAGGCCCTCGCCCAGGCCATCGCGATCATGGTCCCCTACTGGACCACGCTCGTGACCGCGCTGGGCCAGGTGCTCGCGGCCGTGGGCCCGCTCCTCGGGGCGCTGGTCCAGTTGGTCGGCGCCGCGCTCCAGCCGGTCCTCCAGGTGATGGGCATCCTGGCCCCGGTGCTCGGCCAGGTGGCCACGATCCTCGCGGGCGTGCTGGTCCAGGCGGTCTCCGCGCTGACCCCGATCTTCACCGCCCTGGTCCCGATCGTCCAGCAGATCGGCGCATTCTTCGCTCAGTTCGCGACCATTCTTGCGGGCGTCCTGCTCCAGGCCGTGACCGCGCTCGCGCCACTTTTCTCGCAATTGGTCACGGTCATTATCGCGGTGCTGAACGCGGTGCTCCCGCTCCTCCCGCCGATCTTGGAACTCGCGACGTCGATCCTGCCGCTCCTGGTGGCCGCGATCAACATTGTGATGCCCATTTTCACGGCCCTGGCCCAGGTGGTCGTCACCGTGGTGGCCACGATCGTGAACGTGCTCGCGTCCCTGATCAGCGCCGTGGTCAGCATCGTCGGGCCGATCATCTCCACGATCGCGTCCGTGATCTCCGGATTCGGCAACATGGCCGCCGGGATCGCGGGATTCGTGGGCGACATAATCAGTTTCGTCGGCAATCTCGTGTCGTCCGTGATCGCATTCTTCGGCAACATGATCGCCACCGTGATCGCGGCCGTCGGCGCATTCGTAGGGTCCATTATCGGATTCTTCGCGGGGCTCGTTTCCGGCGCCGTTTCGGCGGTGTCGAACCTCGTTTCGTCGGTGATCAACTTCTTCCGGAACATGATCTCCACGGTGCTCTCCGCCGTGTCCGGGTTCATCAACGACGTGATCCAGTTCTTCGTTCAGCTCCCGGGCCGCGCCATCTCGGCCCTGTCCGGCTGGGCGGGCCAGATGGTCCAGGTCGGCCGCGACGTGATCGACGGCATCGTGCGCGGGCTCCAGGCCGCCGCGGGCGCGGTGACCGACTTCCTGATCGGGCTCGCGTCCGACGCCCTGGACGCGGTGAAGAACTTCCTGGGGATCGGGAGCCCGTCCAAGGCGTTCCGGGACCAGGTGGGTCGGTGGATTCCGGCAGGCATCGGCGAGGGGATTGCGGGCGGGGCGTCCTCGCTGATCCGCCAGGCCTCCGCGCTCTCGGACGCCGTGGTGGCCGCCGCGACCCCGGACCTGTCCGCCATCCCCGTGAGCCTCGCTGGGATCTCGGGCTCCTCGTCCGCGCTCGGCGTGAACCCCTCGGCCGCGTCCACGCCCGTGGTCGTGTCCGCCCCCGTGAGCCTGGACGGGCTCCAGGTCACGGTCCGCATCGGCGATCAGGAGTTGCGCGGCATGATCCAGACCGAGGTCACCGAGGCGTCCCGCGAGGTCGTCCGGGCCGTGAGCGTCGGCACCGGGAGCACGTTCTGACATGATCACGAACCTCGCGCCGAACCCCTCGCTCAAGACGTCGGGAGCCGGGTTCTACGGCTCCGACGGCTGGGCCCGCGCGGACGGCCTCGGAACCGGGATGCTCCGCCGCTACGTCTGGCGGGGCGAGGTGGCCACGGACATCACCTGTCCGCGGTTCCCGGTCACGGCCGGGAAGTGGTACCGGGCCGCGCTCCAGATCAAGGTCTACGGGGCCATGACCCTCGGGACCGCCCTGCACTGGTACAACTCGGGCGGGTCCTACATGGACCCCGCCTCCACCGGCCCGTCCTATGTCAAGACCGGTGCGGACACGTTCGTGGTGGACACCGGCGCCCAGGTGGCCCCGAGCGGGGCCGTGGAGTCGCTCCTGAACGTCACCGGGGTCTCGGGCAAGGCCCAGGCCACGGCCTACATCGTGCGCGAGTTCAACTCCGAGGCCGAGGCCTCTGCCGCGGACATGACGTTCTTCGACGGCGACTCGGACGGCGGCGCGTGGGTCTCGGGCACCGACGGCGTGTCCACGATGGAGACCTCGTCCGAGTTCTCGATCATCACGGCGCTCCCGGCGCCGACGGTCAAGATCAACGCCGTGACCGTGGACTCCACGTTCTCGGTCGGCATCTCGCTCCCCTCGCCCACCGTGGCGTTCGGCCTGATCACTGACGTCGCCTATGACGACCTGCGCGGGCGCATCCGGATCGACGCCTCGGGGTTCCCGCCCGAGGTCGTGCGCGTGGTGGTCTCCCGGCGCCTGCACGGGACGTTCCGCTGGGAGGAGATCCGCGGCGGCCGGGTGGCCGTGGTCGGCAACGCCCTGGCCCGCATCGTGGACGACTACGAATTCAGCGCGGGCGAACTCATGGACTACCGGCTCGTGGCCTACTCCACGGCCGAGGGCGTGCCGGACCAGATCGTGTTCTCTCGCGTGCTGTCCTGCCTCGGGCCGATGGAGGCCGTGTGGGTGAAGTTCATCCCGCGCCCGAGCATGAACCGCAAGGTCCGGATGAGCCTCTGGGACGCGATCGAGTATGCCGACCGCTCCCAGGTCTACGAGGTGGACGAGAGCCCCGAGCCCGTGGTGATCTCCTCGCCGCACTCCTCTGCCCAGACCACGGTCCGGTTCTTCACCGACACCCTGGCGGAGCGGGACGCGCTCGTGACCTCGCTCCGCGGCGGCTACCCGTTCTTCCTCCACACCCCCCTGGACCTGGCGTTCCCGTCCATGTACGCGACGGCCGGGCGCATCCGGACCGAACTGCGCGGGAGCAAGTTCGGGACCAAACACGTGGTCGTGGTCCCGATCACCGAAGTGGCGGCGCCGCCGCTCTCGGTCGTGCCCGCGGGGGCCACCTGGCAGTCCGTCGTAGACACCTACGGCACGTGGGACGACGTCCTGGCGGCCAACGCGACGTGGGCGGAGCTGATCGACGGATGAGGCTCACGGTCTCCCAGAGGTTCCGGGACACGATCTCGGGCTCGCACCGCGCGGTCTCGCGCGCCGTGCTGTGCCTGGGCCAGGTCCAGTTCACGACCACGCCCGTGGGCGAGGAACTCCCCATCCTGACCGGGGACGTGAAGCTGAACAGCACCTCGGACGTGAAGGGCACCCTCCAGTTGGACGTCCCGGGCGAGTTCTGGGACAAGGTCCAGCCCTACGGGGCGGAGGTGTTCGTGGAGCGCGGCGTGGAGTGGGCGCCGGGCGACCGCGAGATGGTGCCGATCGGCTACTACCGGATCAAGGAAGTGAGCCAGGACCGGGCGCCCTACGGCCCGGTCACGATCTCGGCCGAGAGTCGGGAGGCGCGGCTGATCGACGACCGGCTCATCTATCCCTACCAGATCCCAAGTGGCGCAACGCATCGGTCCGTGTTCGAGGCCCTGATCAACGGCGCCCAGGACGAGGAGGGCAACGTCGGGGCCTACCCCACGTACATCGGCGCCACGGTCCCGATCGACTGGAGCGAGGCGGGCTACAACCCGGACACGCCCGTCTCGTCCAACCTGATCGCGGAGGAGGGCAAGCTTGACTTCCTGGCCAAGTTGATCGACCCCTACGGCGCCGTGATCGTGTACCAGCCGGACGGCTCGCTGGGCGTCGTGCAGCGCGACCCCCTGGACACGGCCGCGGGTCGGGTCCGCGAGGCGGCCACGGCCATCCTGGCGGCCCTCGCGGACACCTCGGTGACCGTCCTGGAGGACTGGACGTGGGTCGGCGCGCCGGACGTGGTCACGGACACGAACGACTACCTCCTGGGCGAGTTCGCGGCCGAGGAGCCCGGCGCGGACCCGCTCGGCGCGGCCGGGGTCGCGTTCCTGACCGAGGTGGCCGCCGAGGGCCCGAGCACGCTCCCGCCGCCGGACTGGGACGTCCGCGGGGGGCGGGGCGGGAACCTGATCCGGGCCTCCCGCAAGACCACCCGCGAGGGTGTCTACAACATCGTGCGCGCGGTCGGCTCGGACCCCGCGGTCCAGACCGGCTACCGGCTGGCCTACATCACGGACGAGGCCTCGCCGCTGTGGTGGCAAGGCCCGTTCGGCGCGGTCGTGCGCTACTACGCTTCGCCGCTCCTCCAGTCCGGCGACCAGGCGGACAAGGCGGCCGAGACCATCCTCAAGCGGGTGACCGGGCTCCCCTCGGAACTCTCGCTCTACGTCGTGCCCAACCCGGCCATCCGTCCGCTGAACCTGCTCCGCTCGGTGATCGGGCGCCAGGCCGCGGAGATGCACGTGGCGGACCAGGTGACCATCCCGCTCGTGGGCGGGAGCGAGCCCGAGATCGTGACGCGCACGCTCAATCCGGGGGACACGACCGCGGGCGACCCGAACGACCCGTCCAACCCCGGCTCCCCCACCGACCCGGGCACGGGCGGCCCGACGGACCCCACCGACCCCGGCACCGACCCGGACCCGGACGACCCGGGCACCGACCCCGGCACCGGGAACCCGGACCCCACCGACGGCACCCAGGCGGCCGTGACCCGCAACTGGGGCGCCGTGATCGACGGGGACGAGTTCAACTACACCGGGCGACCGGGTGGGAAGTGGGGCCTCTACGACGGGGCGGGCCACGACGGGAACGGGGTCCGCACGCCGGACGCGTTCAGCGTCCACGACGGGATCATGACGATCCACGGCGAGAACAAGCGGTCCGGCGGGACGGCGTTCGGCTACTCGGGGTACGGCTACCGGGTGGAGTGCCGGGCCCGGGTCTACAAAACGGGCGACGGCGGGGACCGCTATCACCCGGTGCTCATTCTCTGGCCCGATTCCGACCAGTGGCCCGCGGGTGCCGAATACGACTTTTTCGAGACGGACGAGGGGACCGGGGAGTACACCGGATTCCTCCACCTCCCGAACCACGAACCCTACCGCCAGGACCAGATCCCGAGCCGGAACCTGGACCTGGAGAACTGGCACAACTACGCGTGCGAGTGGGACCCGAACGCCCAGATCCTCCGGTGTTTCCTGGACGGCGAGATGACCTACGAAGGGCGCGGGCGTGTCGCCCAGGCGCCCGGCCCGATGCACCTCACGATCCAGTTGGACGATTTCGGCGGAAATCCGCGCCCGTGCAATTTCGATATCGCGTGGGTCCGTATCTACCAGAGGCCGAACGCATGACAGAATCAGCACCCGTGGACCCGCTCCCCGCCATGTCCACGACCGAGGCCGTGAACACTCTCGCGCGCGCTCGCGCGGACGCGCCCGAGGACTCGCCGGTCGGTCGTGCCCTCGGCGTGCTCCTCGCCGACTACGCCCGCCTGTCCGCCCAGGAAGTGGAGTTCGCCCGCCGCCTGGTCCCCGAGGTGGTCCAGACCTACGGCGAGCGGGCGACCGTGGTCGTGCTCCAGGGCCTCGTCCCGCGCTTGCACCCGAACCCGCCGACGCGTCGCGGGGGTTCGTGATGGCGGGCGCCATGGACCCCCTGGCCCAGTTCTTCCGGGCCCGGGACAGCAAGAGCGGACCGGGCGGGGACAGGCCGCTCGTTCAGGCCGCATGGCTCCAGACGTGGAACGCCACCACGTACCAGAACACGGTCTCGATCGGCGGCCTCAAGCCCCTGGACAACCTCGCGGTGCTCAACCCCGCGGGCCTCGGGGCGAGCGGCACGACCGGGCCCGTGCTCCTCCTCAACACCGACGGCGGCCCGGTGGTCATCGGCCGCATCTACCGCTACTCGGGAGCGTGAGCAATGCCTGTCAGTGCAGCGGCGGCCAACGTGATGTTGGACGCCCTCTACGCCGCGGGGTACCGGTGGATCAAGCTCCACACCGGCGACCCCGGCCCGAACGGGACGGCGAACGCGGCGGCCGAGACCACCCGCAAGCAGATCACCAGCGCGGCGGCCTCGGGCGGCGCGCTGACCTCCACCGCGGACATGGACTGGACCGCGGTCGCGGGGACCGAGACCTGGCGCTACATCACCGTGTGGAGCGCGTCCACGGGCGGCACGTTCGGGGCCTCGGGAACGATCGTGCCCAAGAGCGTCACGGCGGGCGACAACCCGACCGTACCCGCGGGCTCCGCCCAGATCACCATGCCGGTCGCGGCCTGAACGGGAGTCGATCATGAGCCACACCTACGGCCGCGGGAACCTCGTGGTCCCCGACCGCGGGGACGCCCCGGACGGCCCCACTCAGATCGGGGCGTTCGCGGAGAGCCTGGACCCGCTCCTGTTCACCGGCTACCCCTGCACGTCCACCACGCGCCCGAGCGACCCGCCGGACTGCTTCATCATCCGCGAGACCGACACCGGGGCCATCCGGATGTGGGCCGCGGGCTCCCCCGGCGCGTGGTCGGGGGACCTGCGCGGCGGGGGTGGGACCGGCGGCGGGGGTGGGACGTTCGATCCGGGCGCGCTGGCCCACACCCGCTACTCGGCGAGTGCGGTCCAGCCGATCGCGAACAACACCGTGCGCGCGTGCGCGTTCGGCAACACCGACCAGGACGACGCCCTGGTGAGCAAGGGCGCCATCACGGTCAACGGCCAGGTCGGGCACGCCTTCACGTTCGAGGCCCCGTGCATCGCCTGGATCGCGGGGTGCGTGCGCTACGCGCTGAACACGAACATCGGGGCGCGCTACGCGGGCCTGCACTGGAACGGCGGGCCGAACGACGGGGACCCGCTCAAGGGCTCGGACCCGGGCGCGGCGTCCAAGGGCGGGATCTCGGTCCCGTTCTCCGAGAACCGCTACTTCGCCGAGGGGGACTCGATCTACGTCCACCTCTACCAGTCCTCGGGCGGGAGCCTGAACCTGGAGCCCGGCCCGGACGGCGAACTCGGGAAGGGATGGGTCTCGCTGTCCATCGTGGCGGTGGCGCTGTGATCGTCATCCCCGAGAACCCGGTCCGGCTCCTCCTCGCGCTCGCGGCGCTCCTCCTGGTGGTCCTGGGGGCGTTCTGCGCGGCGCACCGACGGCGCGACGTCCAGACCCTCGGGTTCCTGGCCGTGGCGCTCCTCGGGTTCGTCACGGTCTGGGGTCAAGTAGACGGCCCCGGACCGGTGACCGTTCGTACCGTGCTCCTCCTCCTCGCCGTTGCCCTGGCGGACGCATGGTGTGTGATCACCCTGGCGATCGGCTACCGCGCGGCGAGGAGGAGCGGACTATGACCACTCTGGACGGTGCACGATCACTCCCGAACTGGTCAACGCCATCCTGGGCGGCCTCGCCGGTCTACTCGGCGCGGTCGGCGGACTCCTCGGAATCCTCCAGCGACGGCGCGGGACCCGACGACGCGCCCACCGAGACCTGGAGCGTGCCCACGTCCTCGCCCTCGGACACATCTTCCTCCTGGAACAGGATCTCGCCCTCGCCGGGAAGCCCGTCCGAGCCCGCCCCCCCGAACTCTCAGGAGGAGACGACGGTGATCCCCCCGGTGGTGGTCCCGCAGCCTCCGCCGCCGCTCCCGCCCGAGGAGCCTGATCGCAAGGTCCCCATCGCGGCCATCGTGCTCCTGGTCCTCCTGGCCGCGGGCGTGGTCGTGTTCGCGATCATCTCGGGCCAGACCGGCGCCCAGGTCCGCGACGAACGGGACGCGACCGCGGTCCAGGCCGTGGCGGCGAGCGCGCCCGTGGTGGAGCTGTGCAAGCGGGACGACGTGGTCGGCCAGGCGCTCCGCTCCTCTCCCGACGACCCGTGCGGGAAGGCGGCCCAGGTCGTGACCGCGCCCGTGCCCACGGTCGTGAACGGCGTGGACGGCACGAACGGGATCAACGGCCAGGACGGCACCGACGGGCGCGACGGCCGGGACGGGATCACGCCCCCGTGCTACTTCACCCCCGAGCAGTGCCAGGGCCAGGACGGCACCGACGGGACGAACGGCACGAACGGGATCAACGGCCAGGACGGCACCGACGGGACGAACGGGACCAACGGCACCGACGGGCGCGACGGCCGGGACGGGACCGGCGTGGACACCCTGACGATCTACAACGCGAACGGGTCTGTGCGCTACGTGTGCACGCCCGACGACCCGAGCACGACCGGCGTGGACCGGCCGCTGTCGTGCCGACCTCCGGAGAGCTGAACCATGGGTTTCACCCCGATCACGGTCACCGAGACCTACGAACTGGCCACGGGCGTCGCGCCGCCCTCGGACCCCGCGCTCCCGTCCTCGCGCCGCTCCCGGGTCCGCTTCACCCCCTCGGCCCCGATGATCAACGACGGGGTGACCGTCCAGGCGCCCGTGATCGCGCTCCTGGACTCCACCGGGGCCATGTTCATCACCCTGAACGCGAACACCGACCCGGACACGATCCCGAACGACACCGACGGGGACGCGTTCGCGTCCTACTACGTGGAGGAGTTCGTGGAGGGCGCCGTGGTGGCGCGCTACTACGTCCAGATCCCCCACGACGCGCTGGGCGGGACGGTGGTCCTGTCCAGCCTGAACCGGCTCGTGGAGCCCCCGGTGGTCACCTACCCGGCCCCGGGGCCGACGGGCGACACCGGGCCGATGGGACCGGCCGGACCGGGCGTGCCCGCGGGCGGGACCACGGGCCAGTTCCTCCGCAAGACCTCGGCCACCGACTACGCCACGAACTGGCAGACCCTCGCGGCCGTGGCCACCTCGGGCTCCGCCACCGACCTGACGATCGGGACCCTGGACGAGGCCCGGATGCCCGCCTCGTTCATCACCGACTCCGAGGTCTCGGCGCTCATCTCGGCCGCGATCAACGACCTGATCGACGGCGCGCCGGGCACGATCGACACGCTCAACGAACTGGCCGCCGCGCTGGGCGACGATCCGAACTTCTCGGCCACGGTGAACGCGGCCCTGGCCGCGCGCGCGATGTCCTCGCTGACCCTGACCGCGGGCACCGGGCTCACGGGCGGCGGGGACCTCACGGCCAACCGCTCGTTCGCGGTCAGCTACGGCACGACCGCGGGCACGGCCGCCCAGGGCAACGACTCCCGGATCACCGGGGCGGCCCAGAAGGCGTCCAACCTCTCGGACCTGGCCTCGGCGAGCACCGCGCGGACGAACCTCGGGCTCGTAGCGGTGGCCTCCTCGGGCTCGGCCTCGGACCTCACCTCGGGCACGCTGTCGAACGCCCGCCTCCCCCGCGTGCTCTCGCCGGTCACCGCGACCACGGGCGTCACCGGGGCCCAGTCCACGGACGCGGCCACGGCCGGGAACTTCCTGAACTGGACCATGACCGGCAACGCCACGCTGAACGCGCCCACGAACCCGACCGACGGTCAGATCCTCCATCTCCGCGCGCTGGCCTCGGGCGCCACGAGGACGATCACCCTCGGGTCCGGCGTGCAGAACGCCTCGGGCGCGACGTTCCCGCTCTCGGTGTCCTCGGGCAAGGTCGGGCGCGTCGCCCTGGAGTACATGGGCCTGATCTCGGCGTGGGTCGTGACGGCCGCCGTGGTGACCCCCTGATGCCCGCCTCGGTAGTGGACTCGGACGCCAAGACGGCGAACTCGGGCGCGGTCACGTCCAAGAGCTTCACCGCCCAGGCCAACGACCTGATCGTGATCGGGGCGTTCGGCGGCTACACCATGGCCGCCGCCATGGCCCTCGGGGACGGCACGGTGGCGGACGGCGGCGGGAGCTACGGGACGGACCAGGTGGGAGACACCGGCTCCGCGCCGCCGAAGAACTGTGCCCTCAAGATCGGCCAGCGGTTCCTCACCGCGGCCGGGTCCTACACGTTCACCGCCCAGTCCTCGAACGAGGTCGTGGCGTTCTTCCTCCTGATCCGGGGCGCGCTCACGTCCGGGGCCCTGGACGGCTACAACATCTCGGCCACCGGCCAGGGGACGGGGCTCCAGGCGGTGACCTCGGCGAGTCTCACGCCATCCGCGGGCGTGACCGACGACCTCCTGATCAACTTCGCGGGCCTGGTCCAGTTCGTCGGCGCCACCACCTGGACCCCGCCCTCGGGCATGACCGAGGTGGCGGACGCATCCTCGCCCAACGGATGGGTCTCCGCGGAGGTGGCCACCCAGGCTCTCGCCTCCTCGGCCGCGACCGGGACCAAGACGGCCACCTCCACGAGGGCGTCCGGGGACACGATCAACGGCGTGGCCCAGTCCGCGATCCTGATCCGGTCCGCGCCCGCGGTGACCGCCACCGGCCGGATGCTCCTCGCCGCGCCCTGATTCCCGGCCCTGATCCGGCCCAGGAACGACGAAACCCCCCACCCGTAGGTGAGGGGCCCGCCGGTCAGCAGCTCAACCCTGGAGGATGAACTGGGACCATCGTACGGCGCTCAGAACCGGTCGTCACTCACGCGGACCACGTTCCCGCTCTGGGGCGAGATCATCGCCAGGTGGTTGGTCATGACCTCCACGCCGCGCCCGTAGGCGTCCGGGCGTGTGTCCACCCATCCGTCCATGGCGCGGAGCGCGCGCGGGTCCCGTAGGAACTCCTCGGCGGTCACCGGCTCAGAGAGCCAACGGACCTGTTCGCGCTCGAACACCGGGCGCGGGTGGTCGTCGTAGGCGTTGACCATGCCGACGATCTTGCGGTCCCTCACGGCCTCGCCCCGGTGCTCCTCCAGGGTGCGGGCCAGTTCGTCCCGGCGCCGCTCCAGGGTGGCGATCCACTCTCGGGCCCACTTGGGCAGGCGGGCCAGGGCCTCGTCATCGGGACGGATCACAGCTTGCCTCCCGGGTTCTGGACCTGGACCACGGTCACGGTGGACTCGCTCTTGGGCATGTGCAGCACGTCCCGGGTCGGGAGCGCGCGGGCGAGGCGCTGGGCGAGACCGCGGTCTCGGACCCCGATCACCCCGGGCATGGTGGACAGGCGCTTGGCCAGTCCCTTGACGAACCGATCAGTGGGCATCTCGGCCTCCTCGGGCACGGTGCGGGCGGTGCGGGGCGAACACAGCGGCCAGAAGTAGGCCCAGGGTCTCGGTCGTCAGGACCAGGACCCAGAGGTCCGCCGGGGCGCCCGCCACGGCCAGAGCGACCGTGAGGGCCAATCCGACTAGCGCGATCACGTACATGATCTGTGCGCGCGTGACGGGCATGTTGATCAACTTCTCTCGTGAGGGTCGTGCAGGATGGTGCGGGGCCCGCCCCCGCTAGTACCGGGGGCGGGCCGTCGGGTCAGGCGTGGCCGTGGGGCTCGTCCTCGTCCACCTCCACGCGCTCGGTCACGCTCCGGACCTCGCCGTTGCGGCGGAACCGGACGCGCTCGGTGGCGCGGGCGAACACGTGCCGGACGGCGTGGCGCCGCTCGGCCTGGGGGATCGCGTGGAGGGTCACCACCACGAGGATCAGGTTCGTGATCACGATCATGGCCTCCGTGTGGTGCAGGAGGGCGACGATCGCGGCGATGATCTCGGACATTTCTGGACCTCCAGGTCGGGTGACTTGCTGACGAGACAGACTCTATCATCCGCGCGAGACTGGGCGCAACCCCGTCGATCCGGAAACCTCGTCCGTCCATCTCGGACAGTCCCTATGCCCTGGTCAGAACGAACTCCACGCCCGCGCTCGTGGAGTCGATCAAGTCGTCATGCTCCACTTTGGGCCACCGGAGAAGATCGTTCTCCAGTTCCGGGAGCGGGTACTGGTGGAGGACGTGGCCCTTGCGGTAGCGGTCCGAGAGGTCCAGCGTGCGGGCCTCTTTCCGACGCCGGGCCGAGTAGGTCTCCAGGACCACGCCCGGCGGGAGCGGCGAGAGGATCTGGCGCCAGAGGTCCCCGCCCTGGTTCACCTCCACGATCACACGCGTGATCGCGGCCCGGCTGGCGAGTTCGTGAATCCACTCGCGGAGCCCCTCGCCGGTCACCCGGCGGCCCTGGCAGTACTCCACCACGGCCTGGCCCGGCCGATGCGCGTTGCGGCCCACGACCGAGACCGCGGTGAAGTCGTGGCGCCGGTCCAGGCTCTCGCCGCGGACGGCGGTGTCCACCGAGATGATCCGGCCCTCCACCGGGACCGGCTCGGCCGCGTGCCGGATCGTGGCCGTGGTCCAGTGCCCGCCCGAGGGCAGCGCCGGGCGCCCGTCGTAGTTCAGCGCGAAGTCCTGCGTGCCGCGGATGGAGCGCAGGAAGGCGAGCGAGTGCCGACGGGCCCAGAACGACCGCTCCTGTCCCGTCTCGGGGTCGATCGCGATGGCCGGGAAGTGGTGGGCCCGCCACCTGTCCTCGGCCACCCACGGGGGCGCTGGGAGCCCGTTCGCCTGGAGGACCAGGTCATGCATGATCGAACCGTGCATGACCACGGTCCCCGCGAGGAGGACCGCGGCCTCGGTGGACATCGGCATGACCGCGGCCCGCCAGAGTCCGAGGCGCTTGGCCTTGAGCGCGGGCGAGTAGACGTCCCCCGAGGGCTCCAGGTCGTCCCCGATCAACAGGTCCGGGCGCCGGGTCCCGATCTTGAGCCCGAGCGTGGACTCCTCCATCCCCTTGGACGCGATCACGGCCCCGGACTCGGTGATCAACTGGCGGGTCGTGTTCCCGCCCGCGCGCCGGTCCGGGGTCATCTCGGGGAAGTCCTGGCGGAGGAGTTCGTTCGTCAGGAGTTCGGTCCTGATCGTTTCGTAGTGCAAGCCGATGGTGGAGGCGGAGTTCCCGTAGAGCACGGCGAACCGACGGTGTCCGTAGCAGAGCGCCCAGAGCGGCAGGATCAGGCACGCCCACGTGCTCTTGGCCGCGCCGCGGGGCGCGATCAGTCCGTCTCGGTGCGGACCCGGCTTCACCCACATCTGGCCGATCTGGGCCAGGCGGAGATGGTGCTCGGCCACGCTCATCACGTAGCCGGTGTCCGCGTTGGCCAGGTGGTGGGACAGGTAGGTGTAGGCGAACAGCACGGGCGAGAGTTCGCACGCGGCCCGGCGCCACGGTCCCGACTCCGCCCAGAGCGGTACCGTGGCGTACTGGAGGAGGTCCGGGTCCGACCACGGGTCCACGCGCCCGTCCAGGAACTCCACATGATCAATCCGGCTCACAGAATGCGACCCTCCACGATGGTCTGGCGGCGCTCGGTGTTGCGGGCGAGCATCCGTCGCACGGCCTCGGCCTGGGCGGGCTCCAGCGGGGTCGCGGGCTCACCCGCGCCGCCCTTCCCGAGATCCGCCCCGAGCAGATCCGCACGGCGCTTGAGGATGGCCGTGGACGCGCGGGCGAACTCGGCCCACTCGATCCGGCCCGCCTGGTACTCCGCGAGACCCTCGCGGAGGAGGTAGTTCGTGAACTGGTCCTGGCCCTCGCGCTCCACCCGGGCGGCCTGGGCCTCCAGTTCGGCGAGCCAGCGGGAGGCCTCCTGGAGCCAGGCCTGGACGGTCCCGGTGGAGATCCCGAGTTGGTCCGCCACCTGGCGCCGAGTCATGCGCGAGACGTGGGTCAGTTCGTAGGCCCGCATCACGAGATCCGGGTCCGGCGCGGGACGCGCCACGGGCGCCTCCCGAGGCCATGACGGGCTACGCGCCCGTGAAGGGGTTGCGAGGGATCGTCGTCGGGACGCCCTCGGGTCCGATGTGGCCGCCGTGCTGGGCCGAGTTCCCACCGCCGGGACTCGGACGAGGTGGCGCCGACGGACGCATGGGGGTCTGGAGACGGACGCGCTCGGCCTCGCGCTCGCGCGTGATCGCGCGGGTGTGCAACTGGCGCGAGAGGCCCATCCACCAGAACGCGAACAGGAGCAGTCCGAGGGCGATCCCGACCGCGACGTTGTAGGTGATCATGACCGTGGCGGCGAGCGCGACGATCAGACCGGCGACCGTGGCCGGGAGCGCGACGATCAGCGTGGACGACACGCGGACCTCCAGGTCCGCGTCACGCTCCAGGGCCATGGTCCTCTCCTATCGGTAGCGGGTGGTGATCTTGCGGCGCGGGCCGAACCGGTTCCACGCCCAGGCGATCGGCCACCCGGTGATGGCCCAGACCCCGAACGTGCAGAACGTGAGGACGAGGTGGAGCCCGTGGCGGGTCTCGCGCCGTTCCTTGGTCACGACCCGGCGCGGGGTCTGGGCCTCGCTCACGCGGACGCCTCCTCGGTGGCCAGGGTCACGGCCGGGTGGCCGTTGACCGCCTCGCCGCGGGCGCCTTCACCGGTCCCGTAGGACCGCGAGAGCACCGCGGCGGAGTGCCGCAGCGAGGCCGCGTCGGCGCGGGCGACTCGGGACGATCCACCATCCCGGGCCGCCATCTCGTCCGCGTGATCGAGAACGATGGCGGCCACGCGCTCCACCTCGGTGGGCGAGAGCGGGAACTGACTCGGTCGGGGCATTGCTCACTCTCCAGGTTGTACGTGCTGACTGTCCGTGCTGACTATCGGCCGTTCGGCTCCTCGGGCGGTCCACTCAGGACCACTTGCCCGTGGAGCCAGCGGGCCTCTCCATCGGCCAGGAGGTACTCCCGGCCGCGGGTGTAGACGTGGCCGATCGTCCCCACGGACAGGCCCGTGAGGGCCGCGAGATCCCGTGGGGTCACGCCCTTGAGGTGGTGACGGGCCACCGCCTTGTCCCGCGCGCGCAGCGCGGAGGCGTGCGCCTCCACCGCCTCGGTCGCGGCGCGGATCTCGCGCTCGGCCTCGGGCGTGATCGTGCTCGGCCATCTATCCTTCACGAGAGAATCATGGCCGTGTGATTCGCTCACTGTCAAACCTCCCGTCTCGGGACACGCGGGACGCCGCGCGCCACGTTCGTCACGACGATCCCGACCCCGGGCCCGGGGAGCCCGTCCAGTGGGGCCCACCTCTTGGACCCGCCCGGCTGGTCGCATATCTGGCGGTCGTCCACGATCACGATCCCGGTCAGGCAGTCCCAGACCGCGCGGGTGAGCTTGTCCAGGTCCGGGGTGGAGGCGTGCCACTCCGCGCTCTTGGGTGTGCTCTTGAGTCGGGGCATGTAGAAGTCGCAGCGCACCGCCACCGGACCGGCCAGGGGCGGGAGCGGGGTCTGGTCGTCCTGCTCCAGCCACTCGTCACGGAGGGCGGCCTTCACCATCTCCCGCCAGGCGTGGAGCCTCTCGCCGCGCTCCTCGGACCCGCCCTGGCGGACGTAGGCGCGCCGGGCGCCGGTCCGGGTCGCGACCGCGTGCGTGGAGCCCTCGGGCTCCGGCTTGCCCGGGACGAACGTCTCCAGGAGCACGATCCGCCCGTCCGGGAGCACGTCCTGGCCGGGGGCGGGGACCTCGGCGCTCACCGGACCCGCTCCAGGATGGAGTGGTAGTCCTCGTGGATCGAGGCCCACCGCCACCCGAGCCGGTCCCCGAGCGTGGACCCGACGCCGTAGGCCACGATCCCGACCACGCCCGCGATCAGGGTCCAGATCAGGACCAGGCCCACGACGTCCACGGCTCCGCTCCAGATCACCAGGCCCACCAGGGCCGCCAGTCCGAGCCAGATCACGATGCCTTCCTCCCCTTGCTGGTCTGCCGGTCCGGGACCTCGTCCAGGATCACGGTCGTGTTCGCACTGATCTCCGCGGACAGGTCCGCGTACCAGCCGCGGGCCTCAGCGAGGCGCTCCGCGGTGCGGATGCGCGCCCACCGCAGCGCCACCGGGTTCTTCCCGGCGGCCTCGGCCGCCTTCTCCGCGGCCACCGCGTCACGGTGCGCCCGGTGGGCCGCACTCGCCCGAGAGCGAGCGAGCGCGACCAGGCGCCGGTTCGGGACCGAGTTCACCGGGTGTCCCGATGCGACGCGGCGTAGGCCTGGGCCTCCACCCCGTCCCCGAGGCGCCGGGCGGGCCGGGGGTCGTCGCGCACGACCTGGACCGTCTTGGACGGGGTCATGACGCGGCGCCGAACTCGGCCGCCGGTCCGGGTCCAGACCACGAGGAGGTTCGCGTGAGGGCGGAGCACGTCATAGACGCGTTCGACCTCGGACATGCCGACCACCAGCCTGTCACCGTGGTTGAGGCGCTGGGCGGAGATGGTCTCGATCATCGGAACCTCCAGGGTGCGTGTCTTGCTGACGGGAACGACTCTATCACCCGTGCCACGGTCAGTGCAACCGGGAGTTGGCCAACAGGATGTCGATCTTCTCCGAGAGCGCGGCCTGGGAGTAGGTCTCGGGCGCCACGATCCCGAGGCCGCGCGCCTTGCGGCACTGGCCCGGGGTCGGCTGGCGGTGCGTGCCGCGGTTGCGCTGGGCGCTCCACGGGCTCGCGGCCAGCGCCCAGGCCTCGGTCACCTCGTGGGCCTCGCTCAACGGGAGCCCCTCGCCGAGGGTCACCGCGTCCATCGGCCCGGTGAGCGCGATGTGACCCGCGGTCCAGGTCGTGGCCGAGGACAGGTCCCCGCCCTCGGGCCAGAGGACCCCGATCCGGTCGTTGCCCGGGACCACGAACGGCACCCCGCGCGAGGTGCGGAGCCAGACCGCGCGCGGGTCGTCGGTGGCCAGGAGGTCGTAGTCCTCATAGGACGCCGGGCCGATCAGCTTGGGCGGTTGGATCGCGGGCCCGCCCAGGCCGCACGTGCACCGTTTCGCGTCCACGCCCTCGGTCAGCCCGAGGCGCCGCAGCGAGGCGAGCGAGTAGCCCCCGCAGTCCTCGCACGGGAGGTCGTCTAGGGCCGAGGAGTCGATCTCGGCCGTGGGCGCGAGGTCGATCAGCGTCGTGAGTTTCTGGCCGCGCGAGGCGCCCACCACGTCCAGGACCAGACAGTCCGTCTTGCCGGTGCTCGGCGAGGGGCGCAGGCCGCGCCCGACGATCTGTGTGTAGAGGCCGGGCAGTCGGGTCGGGCGGGCCATGAGCACGCACGACACGGGCGGGCAGTCCCACCCTTCGGTGGCCACCATGACGTTCACCATGACGTCCAGGCGCCCGGCCTCCAGGTCCCGGTAGATCACGGCCCGCTCGCTCGCGGGCGTGTCCCCGAGCACGACCCCGGCCCGGTAGCCGTGCAGCGTGAACGCCTCGGCCATCGCGTGACAGGCCTCCACCGAGGGCACGAACGCGACCGTGGTCCGGTGCCCGCCCTCGGGCGTCGCGGCGTGCTCCTCCCAGGCCTTCACGATCTGGTCCACGTCCTGGGCGACCATCGCGCCGAGTTCGCGTTCGGTGTAATCGCCCTTGCGGATCTTGGCCTTGTGGAGGTCCACGTGGTCCGCGATCACGACCTTGCCGCGCACCGGGACCAGCCAGCCCTCCCCGATGGCCCAGGCGATGTCCCGGGAGAACGCGACCGACTGCCAGACGTCGCCCAGGCTCCGCTTGTCCCCGCGGATCAGCGTCGCCGTCACGCCCATGGTCGGGGTCGGGTCCACCGGGTCGAAGCAGCCCGCCCACTCCAGGATGTCCATCACGGACGGGCTCGTGGCGTGGTGGCACTCGTCCATGATCACGATCCCGGGCCGCCCGATGCGGTCCGGGCGCATGGACTCATACGCGCGCGCGAGGCGCTCCCGGCGCGCGGGCCGGGCCAGGGTCGGGGTCATGGCCACCGTGATCGGGTAGCCGCGCTGGTCCACCTTGGCCTGAATCCGGCCCGAGCGGAGCCCGGGGGCGTGCATCCCGCACCGCTCCTGGATCTGGTTCAGGAGTTCGTCCCGGTGCGCGAGGATCAGCGGGTAGCGGCCCTCGGTCGCGTTGCGCGTCGCCTTGTCCGCGATCACGTCCGTCTTGCCGCACCCGGTCGGGAGCACGATCGCGGTCCGGGTGTTGCCCTCGGCCCACTCCTCGTCCACGGCCTCGGACGCCTCGGACTGGTACGGGCGGAGTTCCCTGGCCACTCAGACCTCCACCCATCCTCGCGCGATCAGCACCCCGAGCGCCTGGACCTGCTCCGCGGACAGCGACCCGTCCCCGGTCCAGGTCCGGACCGCGAACGTGCCGGGCGCGCGGCCGTAGACGCTGTGTCCGCCCTGGACGTGGAACCACTCCCGAGAGCCCGCGCGCGGGTCCAGCCCGCGCTCTCGGGCCTCCTCGGCGGCGGCACGCCAGTGCGGGGCGACGATGGCCAGCGGGCCGGGCGGTTCCGGACCCTCCAGCGCGCCCAGGGTCGCCTCTCGCCGCGTGGGCGGGACCTCGGACGTCTCGCGGTCGTTCTCCACGCCCGCACCGAACACCAGGAGCGCGCCGATCACGGCCAGCACGGCGGCGCCGACGATCCGGCGCCAGTCGTCGGGCCCGAGCCAGGCCACCATCCCGCACGCGGCGAGGCAGACCAGGGCCAGGGTCAGCTCCAGCCAGAACAGTCCGCGCCTCATGACTCGGGCACCGGGCGGATCTGGGCCTCGCCCTTGGGCGTGATCCGGTACAGCGCCTTGCGCCCGTCGCGCTCCAGGCGCTCCACGGACCCGTCCGCGGCCAGCCGCTTGAGGATGGCCGCCGCGTTCCCGTCGGTGATCCCGAGGTCGTCCGGGAGGTTGGGTCCGACGGCGCTGGGCGTGGTCCAGCCCGGCACGTTCGCGAGGTACTCCAGCACGGCGGCCCGACGCCGCGCGGCCAGGCGCGTGACCGGGTTCGGCGCGCCCGGCCGGGTCGCCACCTCCTCCAGTTCGGCCACCCGGCCGCGGAGGGACTCGATCTCGCCACGCATGGTGGCGCACAACGTCTCCAGGGTCTCCAGGCGGCCCTTCATGTCCAGGCGCCTCGGATCGAACTCGGTCACGGTCATCTCATCTCCAGGCAGGGGTGAAGCGAGGCCCGCCCCGTGGTCCGGGGCGGGCCGGTCGTGCTAGGCGTTGCGGGTCTCCCATCGGCCGTCCCGACCGCGGAGCGCCCGGCGCGTGGTCATGGTCGGGTTCCAGCGGATCAGGAACACGCCCTCGGTCCCGCGCGGGGTCACGCGGACGTCCAGGTGGAGCAGCTTCTCCACGAGGTCCCGGCCGCCGTCGAGGACGTCGGCCACCTCCACCACGAACGCGTTGGACCCACCGCCCGAGGACACGCGACGAACGCTGTAGTCGTAGCCGAACTCGTCCAGGTCCGCGATCAGGTGGTCGTAGGTGGCCGTGGCGGTCATGGTGTCCTCCAGTGCTCGTGTCTTGCTGACAAGAGAGACTCTATCACCGGCGCGAGAGCGGGGTCAACCCCGAGGTGCGAACCGGCCCGCCTCGTCCCGCGGCTGGCCCTGGGCCTGGGCGCGCAGTCGCTCCCGCTTGATCCGCCAGTCCTCGCGCGGGACCCAGGGCCGCGGACGGCGCGCCATCGCGTACGCCTGGACCTCCAGGCCTCGGCGGCGGGCCGGGTCTGTGGTCGCCTTCCTGGCGGCCAGGACGAGGCCGCGGAGATCGGCGCGAGTCACCGCGGTCACCGCGCCTCCAGGGTCATGAGGTCCAGAGTGTTCGCCTTGTGACCCACCTCGGCCTTCCCGAGCCAGGAGGCGCACGTCCCCGGGGTCGCGATCAGGAGAACCGGGTCCGCGCCGTGGCCGGACTCCTGGGCCGCCCTCACGACCTCGGCCAGGTCGTCCACCGTCATGCCCTCGCGCCACCGGAGTCCGGCACGGACCTCGTTCTGGACGATCTCCGAGGGAAGAATCTCGCTCACCGGAACTTCCTCGTCCCGGTGTAGACCTGGCGCCGACGGTCCTCCGCTCGGTGACCGCTGGTCACGTACTCCCGCGGGCTCGCGTCCCAGGCCTTCTCGATCTTGCGGTTAACGCTCGCGCCCATCGGCTTGAGTCCGCCCGTGCTCTTGCTCTGCTTCACGTTCTCGTCCTCTCAGGACTGGCAGGGGTGTGGAGAGGGCGGGCGCCGCGGGGACGACGCCCGCCCGTTGCCGCGTGCCCGTACCGGCGACGCGGCCCGTTCCCGGGGCGGGGTTCCAGGTCCGCCCCGGGCCGTTCGTCAGACCGGCTCCACCACGTAGTGGTCCCCGAACTCGCGCAGCGGGTGGGCCCGGACCGGGAGGTCGGCGAGGAGCACCCAGAGCGCGGCGGAGTCCGCGTGCCGGTCGCCCGGGGTCACGTAGGTGTGGATCTCCCAGTCCCCCATCTCGCCGAACCGCTGGATGGCGTCGAACCCGTCCTCCTCCAGGCGCCGGGCGCACTCCTCGCGGACGGTCAGGGTCGGGAAGTCGGTCTCGATCATCGTGGCCTCCAGGCGCTCGCTCTTGCTGACAGGACAGACTCTATCACCCGTGCAAGAGCGAGCGCAACACCGGACTACCGCCCGCGCCCGATCTCGTCCGCCCACTCGGCCGCGCGGCGGGCCAGCGCATCCGCGGTCCGGATCGCGTGCTCCAGGTTCGCGTCCGAGCCCGCGAGGACGCCGTGTCCGGTGTTCACGCGGTAGAGGTAGCGGGTCGGCTGCCCGCGCACGACGTAGACCACGGCCCGCCCGGGACGGATCGGCCGGGTGAGCATGGCCAGCCGCTTGCGGATCGTGTCCGGCGCCTCGGGTCCGGGCGGGGCGCTCACGAGGCCGCCGCCGCGGGCGGGCCCCCGAGGGCCTCCAGACGCGCGGTCGCGGCCTGGACCAGGTCCGGACCCCACAACCCCCCGGTCTCGTCCCAGAGCGCGATCAGGTGGGCGTAGCCGCCCGCGCCGTTGATCGCGGTCAGGAGCGCCTCCTGGGACGGCGGGGCGACGTCCACATAGGGCGAGAACGCGCTCTTGGCCACCTTGTCCGCCTCGCGCGCGATCATGCACGCCTCGGCCACCTGGTCCACCTTGCGCAGATCCACCCAGTGCAGCTCCGCCAGTTCCGAGCCCGAGGGCACGTGCAGGATGACCGCGAAGTCGCGCCGGGCGCCGTGCTCCTCACGGATCGGGTTCCCGGCCTCGTCCACCCGGTAGAGCTTCCCGTCCGCGTAGGTCTTGAGCTGAACGGCGAACTTGGACCCGGCGTACTCCATGGTCTGGCCCGTCTTGACGTCCACCATGATCGACTCACCGGCGCCGATCCATGGCCCGATCGGCTTGCCCTTGCCGTCCACCGGGCGCATCGGGTGGCGGAGACGGCCCTGGCGGTCGAACGTGCCCGCGGCGCCCAGGATGTCGTTGACCACGAACGCCTCCGAGCGGATGAACTCGAAATGGTCCATGGCCACCCGGCGGTAGGCGGCGAGGGTCGCCCGCGCCACCTCGGGCACGGTCGCCGGGATCTCACCGCCCTGGTCCAGGATCTCGCCCAGGTCGTGCAGCGCGGACCCGACGATGGCGCCGACGTTGAACCCGCCGCGGTCGTGCGCCTTGTCGGCCAACTCCTTCATCGTGCGCTTGGTCGACTGGTCCGCGTGCGGGTCGGTGATGGAGTTCAGGCGGAGCAGGATGTCCGCCTCCCGGGCGGCGCTCCAGAGCGCACACCGGATCCTCCAGTCCTCCAGGTTGCCGGTGTACTCCAGCGCGCCGCCGAGGGTGGAGGCCCGCACGTAGGCGCGCGGCTTCCCGCCGCCGGGCGGGACGATCAGCGGCCGGTCCCACCGGTCGCGCGGGATGTTGCCGGGCGAGTAGTCCTTGCCCGTCTTGAGCTGGGACGGGTTCTCGGGTCCGCGGGTCGGGGCGCCCATCACGCCCGCCCGGCGCGCGCGGCCTTGAGCTTCTCGCCCAGGTCGGCCGCGTGCGACTCCGCCGCGTCGGCGCGCTCGCGCTCCGCGGTCACCAGGCGAGCCATGGCCATCGCCCGCCGACCCAGGTCCAGGGTCTCGTGGCAGAGGTGGCCCAGGACGTGGACCTGACCGGAGTCCAGGATCAGCGGCTCCTCCGCGAGAGCGGCCTCACCGATCACCCGCATGAGTTCCTCGGTCGCCTCGGGCGTGGCCGGGCAGTGGTCAGACATCGGTCCCATCCTCTCGGATCACGCCGCGACGGCGGAGGAAGTCGTTCACGGACTCATCCGGGCGCTGGGCCACGATGGACTCACCGGTCCCCGGCTCGGTCTCGGACGGACCCGAGGGCGTGCGAGCGCGGCGCATCCGGTCCTCGTGTTGACGCCGGGCCTCGGCGTGGGCCCGCTCCTGTTCGTTGGGCGCCAGGATCACCAGGATCAGGCCGAGGGCGCCGCCCAGGTACGCGGGCCACGGCCCGTAGTCCAACAGCGGCCAGGCGACCAGGCCGAGGATCACCACGATCAGTCCGAGGCGGCCCAGGATCAGGTACCCGTGCGGGCTCTTGGCCGGGCGCTCGCGCTTGCTCGCGGTCATCGCAGCTTCACCCCGAGCGCGTGCGCGACAGCGGGGATCGAGATGACCGAGGCGCCGCCCTCGTGGGCGGACCGGATCATCCGGACGACCTCGGCCACCTTGACCGAGTCGGGGTGGGCGGTGTCGCGCCGCGGGATCGCGCCGCGCTCGGTGTCCAGGGATGGGGACAACGTGATCACGTCTCTCTCGTTCAGGCAGGGGTGGGGGGTGGAACGGAGCCCGAGGGGGTCGGGCTCCGTTCCTGGGGCCGGGCATCCGCGGGGGGCACGGATCGGCGGCACGGCCCCGGTCTATCGGGGGTAGCGGGGACGGTAGCGGCGGCACTCGGACCCGCACGCGCCGCAGTCCGAGCCGGGCCGGTAGTGCTCGTGAGCCTCCTCGGGACAGCCGCACACGCACACGGCCGGGGCCGGGCGGGACGAGGCGTGGGTCCGCGGCTTGCGCAGGAACCCGCGCCGGTCCCGGACCCGGGTCACGCCAGGCTCCTGTCCAGGAACAGGGACCGCATGATCTCGCCCAGGGGGGTGAGCCCGTCCGCCTCGCCGATGGCCTCCACGAGTTCGCCAATGCACTCGGTGTGCATCTCCTCGCCGAGGAACAGGTCCCCGGCCCCGGGCATGATCACTCCACCGCACGGGCAGAGCGGGCGCCCGGGGTCGGGGCGGGTCACCGGACGCCGTCCGGGTCGTCCCCGAACCGCTCCAGGGCCTCGTCCGAGATGCCCATCATGTCCGCGAACGCCCGGATCATCTCCTCCTGGTCCACCTCGGCCTGGGGCGCGAACGGGTGCGGGCGGCCCTCGGCCAGCGCCTCGCGGATCTGGCGGCGGGTCTCCTCCTGGCGCTCGGCGAACTGGAGATCCTCGGCCGGGTTGCGCGGCGGCGCGGTCTCGTCCTGGGCCCGCGTGCCCCACACGATCTTGCCGTCCGAGGCGACGTGCTGGCCCTCGTGACCCTCGGGGCGGATGCACACCAGCGGGTTGCGGAGGTTGGCCAGCATCTCGGGGCCGGACTCCAGCGCGGCGGCGCGCTCGGCCAACTCGGGGTCCAGGCGCACGGGCGCGTCACAGTTGATCGGGAGCCCGTCCGAGTCCAGGACGTAGTCCGGCTCGCGGCCCACCATCTCCTGGACCCACGGGTCCGCCGGGTCGCACATGTCCAGGTAGTGGTTCACCGCCCACTCGGGCTCCGGACGGGTCCAGGCGGCCAGCACGTAGCCGCCCCACGTCGCGACGTGGACGGGGCCGTGATCCTCGGCCAGCGTGCAGACCGGGCCACCGTCCCCTCCGGTGCTCTCGCGGCACTGGGCACCCTGGTGGGCCAGGTCGGGCCGGAACTCCCCGATCCGCGGGACCTCGGTCGCCTCGGACAGGCCCGGCAGGAACGCGGAGACGGGGTGCTCCTCGGTGATCTTGCGCGGCATCGCGATCAGCCCTTGTTCAGCCACGGCGCGGATGCCGGGAGAGACTGGGCCGGGCGCTCCTCGGTGGCCACCGCGCTCTGGGCGGGGGCGGGCTCCTGGGCGGGCGCGGACTGGGCCGGGGCGGGCTCACCGCGCGAGGGGCCCACCGGGTTCTGGGCGCGCTTGGCCGCGGTCCACGGGTCGTTGGCCGTGGCCGCGTAGGCGGACTCGGCCAGGGCGTACTCCTCGTCCGAGGGGTAGTTGCCGACCACGAACGGCTTGCGGCCCGGCTTCTCGCCCCACCCCATCTTGCGCACGACCTCGGCGCCCACGTTGCTCTTGCGCAGCGGGTCCGCGATGCCCGCGTTGATGATCCGCTCCCCCTCCACCAGCGTCCCGGCCCGGCTCTTGTCCAGGACCAGCACGTCCGCGACCACGGGACGGACCTTGTTCTCACCCAGGATGGTCTCCTCCTGGATCTCGCGGATCTTGAACACGAGGACGGCGCCCTCGTTGCACACGGTCGTGAAGTCGAAGTACTCCCCGCCCTTGGCTCCGCGCTCAGGCAAACCCATCTGACGATCTCCTCTGTGGGGATGGCTTGTTGCTTGCGTTCGTCACATTACACACGCGGGTATCGGCGTGCAACTAGGGATGCTACCGTTTACCGCATGACGACGAACGGCGCCCTCCTGGCGCCCAACGACCGAGGAGCCACGCACGTGACGACCCCCCTGGACGACCTCGTGACCCGGAACGAGGCCGCGGACATCCTCCAGGTGAGCCCCGAGACCGTGGACCGGTACGCCCGGTCCGGCGAGGATCACCCGCTCCACCTGGAGAAGTTGCGGACCGGCAACGGCCGCACCCGCTACCGGCGCTCGGACGTGATCGCGGTCCGGGACCGCCGGGACGCGGTCCAGTGACGCTCCAGGAGGTCATGGACGTCCACGGCAACGTGAGCCTGGAGCGCCTGGCCGAGATCGGCGAGGAGGAGCGGGGGCGGGAGGAGCGCCTGGCCCGGCTCCGCGAGAACCCGACCCGCCCGCTCCTGATCCCGCGGACCGCGGTCGTGGAGCCGGACGACCCGTGCGTCCCGCTGGCGGCGGCCCAGATGGCGAACGCGGCGGCCGTGAACGGCTGGCGGACCGCGATCGTGCACGCGGCCGACGTCCCGATCGCGTACTCCTGGGAGCACCGGGCCGGGGGCTGGCTCCTCGGGGAGTCGGTCTCGGTCCGCGGACGCCGGACCGCGCTCGGACCGACCGGACCGGAGGGCGAGCCCGAGGCGGTCACGTTCGGGTTCGCGGCCATGTGGACCCGTGACCAGATCCCGCCCCGGCTCACGCCCAAGCAGCGGGAGAAGGCGGGCGAGCCCGAGGACTCGGTCCGGATCTCACCCGTGGGTCTGCGCTGGCGCCCGGTCGGCGGCCACGCCTGGGAGGTGTGCTCGGACCCCGAGTGTGCGCACGCGGCCCAGGGTGAGCACCCGGCGGGCGTCCCGGTCCACCTCAACATCACCGAACTCGGGAAGGCGATCAGGGCATGAGGCTGGACGTGCGGACCGTGCACATCACGGCGAACCTGAACGACTCGGGCGACGCGGCCACCATCCAAGACGTGCGCGACGCCCTGGAGGAGATCCAGGGCGGCTACTACAACGGCCCGCTGCCGGACCGGCTCCAGAGCCTCCAGGTCACCGCGGAGGGCTACCTGGAGATGGTGCTCGTGGGAGACCGGTCGTGAGCACGCACTGGCGCCCGGCGGTCACGCCCTGGTCCGCGGTCTCATCCGGGGACCTCGTGGTCCCCGAGGAGGCGGCCACGTCCGGGTTCGCGTTCGTGGTCCGGTCCCAGGCCGATGACGAGGGCCGGTTGTGGGTGGAACTCGCCCGCGCCGACTCCGAGCCGTGGATCGGGTGCGTGAGCCCGGACGAGAACGTGTGGGTCCTGCTCCCGGGCCCGATGGCGGACGCGGCCGAGGAACTCCGAGAGCAGGGGATGATCCCGTGAGCACGCCCGAGGCCCTGTTGTGGATCGCGTCCCGGTACGTGCTGGTCCCGGCCATCCGGGCGGCGGACTGGACGCGCGCGCGCTGGCGCGCCTGGCGTGGGATCGCGTCGTGATCACCACGCTGATCGTCATGGTCATGATCGCGTTCTCGGCCTACATCCTCGGCCGCACGGTGTCGCGGGTGAAGTCCGGGCCGCGCCTGACTCCGGGCTACGAACCGGCCGCGATCCGCGCGCGCCGCGAGGAGTCCGAACGCCTCCTCGCCGACTACAGTTGGTGGGCCCGACGCCAGTTCGATCCGGACGCGCTCCCCGGTGAGTCCGTGACGGCGCGGGCTCTCGTTCCGCTCCTGGAGGGCCGGTTGCGTGACCTCGGTGTGCGCGTGACCGCGCCGGACCTGACCGTGGAACAGACCAAGGCCGCGATCACGGACCTGACCGAGCGCCTGAACCGCAAGGCGGCCTCGCGCGAGGAACTCACCGCGCCGCGAACCCTGCTCCACGACGAACCGTGCGCGTGCAGCCGATGCGAGAGGCGCCGCGATCGAGAGCGCGAGGCCCACTCACTCGTCCTGGACCCGAGGTCGGGGAGTGCGGGCGACCAGGCCCGCTACGCGTTCGGTCAGGCGGCCATGATCGCGCGCCGGGACCGCCTGGAGTCCGTGGAACTGGACCTGCGCAACGTCGCGGGCTACAGCGGGATGTGGCGAGTCTGGCCCGATGGGCGCCGCGCGCGCCTCCCGTAACGAGGAGAACCCGGCCGCTGCCATCCCCACGATGCGCGACCGGGCTCACCGGTAATGCCGCTCCACCCCTGCCAAGAGAAAGAGTCAGCGTCCCGATGCTAACTGAAACCGCGCCTGATTCGCCCCTGGAGATGGCGCTGACCTTGGCCTCGGCCGGGTTCTACGTCGCACCGGTCACCATCCGCCGCAATCCCGCGACCGGCCGCAAGATGCCGGTCTATCACGGCCGCTGGAACGTGATCAGCACCCGGGACCACGAGATCATCACGAACTGGAGCACGCTCCACGGCTCGGACCTGGCGTTCTGTCTGGACACCGAGAAGTCCGGGATCGTGGTCGTGGACCTGGACGTGAAGCCGGACGAGGGCCTGGACGCGGTGGCCTGGTGGGCGGCCGAGGGCCTCCCGCTCGGCGAGATGGTGGTCACCACGCCATCGGGCGGGGTCCACCACTACTACCGCGCCCCCGAGGCCCCGGTCTACAACTCCTCGGGCAAGGTGGCGCCGGGCGTGGACGTGCCGATGGAGGGGAACATCGCCTGGAGCTTCATTTATCCGTGGCCGTTTTACACCACCGACACCAAGCTGCTCGACGACAGCACTTACAACGACCGCGCGCGCTGGTTCAGGCTCTACGGCGCATGGTACGCCAGCGGACGAGCCTACCGCGACATGGACCGGATCGACGGGACGCCCAATCCGATCTGGCAGCAGTGGATGGCGCACCCCGATTATGACGCCTACTGGCAGCGGATGATTCCGTACGGGAAGGAGTTCGGCGACATCAAGATCCCCGTGCTCCAGACCGCCGGCTACTACTTCGGCGGCCCCGGCGCCGCCCTCTACTACCTCACCCAACAGTACCGCCACAACCCCCGCGCCGAG